AGTGCAACCCTTTAATCGTTTTGCCTACCCTTTTCTTGACGCGGCTACGAAATGCGGTTAGGGTCAGAGTATGAAACTACGACCCTGGATCAAAGAGAACGACGGGACGCAGATGAAGTTCGCCAAACGAGCTAGAATTCAGCAGAGCGCGGTGAGCCGGATCTGCCTTGGGGGGGATGCGAGGGGACGAGTGTGGGCCTGCATCGCCACGGCGACGGACGGGGAGGTGACGCCGCTCGACCACTTTCCGCCTACGAATAGTCGGGGGAAGAAGTGAGCGAGGGGAAGCCGGGCCGTCCGGTCGAGAGCGATGAAGCGACTACGGACAGACTCATCAAGGCGTTTGCTGCATTGCTACGCGAGGGGTGCAGCAAAAATGAGCACCTTGGCGTCTGTTATGTAGTGGGCTTGATCGGCCCGGTGGACCCAGAGACGGAGGAGCAGCCATTCTTGTTCCAGAGCAATGCAGCCTCGCTGTCGGTGGCAAGTAAGCTCATGGCTAAGATGCTGGACGAGGCGGCTCTGATGGAGGAAGATCCCCGCATCCTCGATCCGAACATGACGACACATTAAAGGAGTACCATGGCAGACCAGAGACACCTCGTAACCCTACTGTTCGTGAACATCCGCCGGCTGCAGCCCACCACGCGAGAGGCGATTGTCAAAGCCTTCGAGTCGGGCGATTCCTTTGGTGTCATCGAATGCAGTCCGGAAGAGATGGACGCGATCAAGGTGGTTCCCTTCATGCCGATGGAGCGCAAGAGTCTCACGAAGGTGCTGAGGGAGAAGGCCCCTCCGGTCGTCAAGGAGAACGAGGCAGCGGCAACGGCGGACGCGATCGAGAAGCTCATCGAAGGTTCCGGGGAGAAGAGCTAGGCTAGCCCCATGGCCGCACGAAAACGACGCGATGTGGCGATCGTCCCCAGGACCGCAGCAGGAGTCGTGGCGAAGCTCCAAGAGGGCGAGGAGATTGACCTCCAAGAACTGGCTCAGGGGTACACGATCGAGAGCGTGAACACCCTCATGCGAGCCCAGAGATCACGCAAGGCGTCTTGGAGTGCCAGGATCAACGCTGCGAACAGCATCCTCGATCACGGCCACGGGCGGGCGAACACCCGCGAGATTGAGCGGAATCCGGGTGGAATCACCGTCGTCATCAACCAGCTATCGACGGGAGGGCAGACAGAGACGCTTGTCACCGCCAAGGCGATCGAGAATCTCGAGGCGGGCACCCAGGCCATCGAGGCCGAATTCACTCCGGGCAAGATCACGGTGGATCTGGACGAGATAGCGGAACCCCAAGAGTCGGGGTAGGCTCCCCCCAGAAACGCGGAGGATACCACCGTGAAGAAGATGAAGGGCTACAAGCGCTACACCGCAACCAAGAGCACCAGCACCCCGCCCATGGGGATGCCGGACATCGCGGGCCATGTCTACGAGCCCGAGGCTCCGATGGTGGGGCGTCCCCCTCCCGGGAACGTCTCGGTCAACCCGGATGCGCCGATGTACGGGAACGTGCAGGGTCCGTGCAGCAAGCCGGTGTACGGAGCGAAGATGAGCAAGGGCAAGAAGGGGATGGACTACTGATGCGAAATGAACGCTCGACGACAGACGGTGCTCCCGAGGTGGGAGGCGGAACTTCGGGCCTCTCTCACTCCATGGACAAGCCCCCGAAGCAGTATCTCGCGGGCAACTCGGACGCTCCCGACGATCACAATGCAGAGCCGGCCCCCTCTCCGAACGAGAGCCAGAACTCGGAGTGGAAGGATCACTCGAAGAAGTTCACCTATTAGGTGGAGATCGAGCTTCCGTACCAGTGGAGCCCTCGTCCGTACCAAGAAAAGCTCTGGTGGTCCCTGGAGTCAGGGATCAAGAGGGCGGTGGCTGTGTGGTGTCGTCGGAGTGGAAAAGATCTGACGGCGATCAACTGGTGCGCGCCACAGACGTTCAATCGCAAAGGGCTGTACTGGCACGTATTCCCTACCTATGCGGAGGGACGGCGCGTGGTGTGGCAGGGCCAGGACAAGGCCGGGCGTCCTTTCCTCGATGCTTTCCCCACAGAGCTATATCACCGTAAGCTCGATCAGGAGATGAGCCTGTTCTTGAAGAACGGCTCGATCTACCAAGTGGTGGGATGCGATCATATTGATCGTCTGATGGGCGCGAACCCCATCGGTGTCATTATGAGCGAGTACGCACTTCAGAACCCGGCTGCATGGGAAATGATTCGGCCGATGCTCGCCGAGAACGAGGGGTGGTGTATTTTTGCCTACACACCCCGTGGCCACAACCATGGTTATCGACTCTTCAACCAAGCTCTGGATAACGAGAATTGGTTTGCCGAGAAGCTCACGATCGAGGATACCCAGTCGATTCCCATGAGTGCCATCGAGGAGGATCGAGCCTCTGGAATGCCCGAGGAACTGATTCAGCAGGAGTATTTCTGTAGCTTCGAGGCGGCTCTTGCTGGAGCTTTCTACTCCCAGGTTCTCTCGTGGATGGAGGAGCAGAAGCCCTCTCGAATCACCAATGTGCCCCATGATGAGAACTTTGAAGTCATCACGGGCTTCGATCTGGGATTCGCGGATACCACGGCGATTTGGTTCGCCCAGCAGGTAGGCAGCGAGTTCCGGCTGATCGACTACTACGAGACGTTTGGCGAAGAGCCGTCCCACTACATGAAGGTGATGCGGGGGCAGCACGACGACGAGACTCGACACATGATGCGCTACCGCTACGGCGACTGCTGGCTACCCCACGACGCCAAGGCCAAGCGGATGGGCAGCGAGCGCACCGTAGAGCAGCAATTCCGCCGTATGGGGTTGCGGGTGAGGGTGGGCAAGAAGTTCGATCTCGACGATCAGCACGCGGGGGTGCGCAAGATGCTGCGCCAGACGTGGGTGGACAAGAATCGCTGCGAGCGGGGCCTCATGTCGTTGCGGGAGTACGTGAAGCAGATCGTCCCCGATCAACGCGATCCCAATGGGCAGCCGATTTACCGGGACCAGCCGGTGCACAACTGGGCCTCTCACGGGGCCTCGGCGCTTGCCACCCTGATGATGAACTTCATGCCGGCGCGAGTCGGGGAGTTCCGGCAGCCCGAGGCTGCCTATGTGCTATGAGGCTCGAGGAGCTGGAACGCGAGATTGTGGCCCTCAAGGCCGATCTGGAGAGGCGGGATTTGATCCTCCTTGCGTTCTCGGGGCGTCTGGACGATCTTGAGGCCGAGAAAGACTACGCGATCCACCGTCCGAAGATCCGAGTACCGAAATTTCCGCAGTGCCTCCGGGACATAGGCTACGTCCCACCGTCTGAGAGAAACCAAAATGGCAGTGGGGGCCGTCGATCAGCTCGTAGGTGAATTCGACAAGGGTGGCGTGTATGGGCCGGCGGGGCCTCCCGCCCGGGCGCTGACTGAGAACGAAGTCAAGCAGGCGCTCTCCCGCGAGATCGAGGATTCCTTCGGGGGTCTGGGCTCCAAGGTAGAGGAGCAGCGGCGTCTCGCTCTCCGCTACTACCAGGGCAAGCCGATCGGCACCGAGATCAAGGGACGCAGCGAGGTGGTGAGCCTCGATGTGCTGGAGAGCGTCCAGTGGGCCATGCCCTCGCTCATGCGGATGTTCACCGGAGGCACTCGCGTCGTCCGCTTCACGCCGCGTGCCACCAACGATCCGGCCGAGAACGAGCGCCGCGAGCAGGACGCGCGGGACGCCACCGAGTACATCAACCACATCTTCGAGACGGAGCTTGACGGCTACACGTTGATGTACGACTGGATGTTCACGGCCCTGCTCGAGAAGAACGGGCTCGTGAAGTGCGTGTGGGAGGAGCGTCGCTTCCCGGAGGTTCAGACGTACACGGGATTGCTCGAAGACGAGGCCATGGCGATCCTCGAAGATCCCGATACAGACCCGATCTCAGCCGACAAGGGCTCGATGGAGATCGAGGGGCAGCAGATCGAGACGATCGATCTCGTGGTACGCCGCTGGAAGATTCAGAAGGGCATCAAGGCGGTTGCGATTCCTCCCGAGGAGTTTCAGATTGCACGCCGCACGATCCGTCTCGACGATGAGACGATGTTCACAGCCCACATCAAGCGTGTCACGGTTTCCGAGTTGGTTTCGATGGGATTCGACTTCAAGGAGGTGGCCGAGCTTCACAGCGATGACACTCCGGAGTACGCGCAGTCCCGCGTGGAGCGTCTGTCTGAGGATGAGACGGCCCCCACCACCTACCAGTCTCGTACGGACGCCGCCTCTCGCGAGCTGTGGGTGACGGAGGCGTGGCTTCGGATTGACGAGGACGGGGATGGGTACTCGGAGCTTCGCCGCATCCTCGCCGTGGGCCACAATGCACTGACGATTCTGGAGGACGAGGAGGTTTCGATGAATCCCTTCTCCTCGATCTGCCCGATTCCGATGGCTCACAAGTTCTTCGGCAACAGCCTCGCCGATCTCGTGATGGACATTCAGGC